CGAATTGTGTAAGCGCCAGCAGCGCTGTAATTTTGTGATGCTATGTTGCATTTTGTTTTTTGCGCTTGATTGGGGTCTTGTATTTCTAACCAATACGCCATGCCTTTACTAGTTGGGTCAATATATCCAACCACCATTAAAGTTGTTCCTTGACCATCAACTGATGTACCTACGGAAGAACCATCAGAGTTTATTTCCACATATTTATATCCAGTTGTGGTGTCGGTGCTACTTACACGGTAACGCAAACTTATATAAGAGTTTACTCCAACGCTTGTTGATGGTGTAAATATAATTCTGTAATTTTGGTATGTGCTTGAAAAACAATCGTTTATTGAAACACTATTTACAGCGGACGGAGTTGCTTGCGTAATATATACAAGTCCGCCAGCGCTTGCAGGCCCGACAGTAGCCCACGCCGCGCCATCATAATACTGCACTACGTTTGTAGATGACAAATAACATAGTTGACCCTCTGCTAGTACCTTTTCGTTTGCCCCACCAAAACCAGCGTCGCGCGTAACCGTGGTAGCAAATACTGGTACGCCTGTTCCTGCCGACAGGTTCATATTTGCAGCTGTCAAAACTTCCGACGCTGCAAAAAGCGGTACTGATGTTTGTTCGTTTGCCATATTGCCTACTTTACGCTAAAACTGGTTGCGGGTCTTGTATCCCTAATTTACCGTAAATTGGGTCGTTTAAAATAAACTGGTAAACAATAGTTGTGTTAGCCGTATAGAACGTAACGCGGTGCCCGTTGTTTACGTTTACAGATATTTCTATGCCCTCTACCGATAGTTCTTGGGCTACTTCGCCGCCTGCAATAGTGTTAGTAATCGTAATAGTGTCGCCAATGTCGACTAGCGCCAAGGTTTCGCGTTGGGGTGTTGTAAGCATTAAATAATCGGTTTGAACGGCGTTAAACGTCGCGACGGGTTCACCTAATAACAGGTAATTAGCCAGGGCTAAAGCTGCAGCGTCGTTATGTAGTTGGCTGTTTGTAATGCTTGTATTTTGAATTAGGTATTTAGCTTGGCTTGCTAGGTCGTCGGCTACTTGTGGGCTTGTGGCGCCTAAGTGTTGAATACTGGCCCTGTTTACTATGACGTCGGCGTTATAGATGATGCCTAAACTGTTGTACGGAATATTGGTTCCGTCGTCGTGAAAGTCTGCGACACTACCCGAAAGGGTGTCGCCTATGCGCGGTTGGCTGGTTATGTCGCCTGTCCTCGACATGAAAATACGGCCCTGTTCGGCTTGCTGTATTTCGTCTATGTAAGCTTTAACGTTGGTTCCTTCGGCAACCGTGTAGGCAGCTGCCCCGCCTAATGTTTGGGTACCTGTTTCAATGTCACGGCTTAACGCTGGGTAAGCAACTTCGGGCAGGTCTAATACAGCCGATAGGCGGGCGCTCGATAATTGTTCGGATACGTTAAATTCGGCTAACGCGGTTTGGGCTAGTAGATAAAAATCGTCGGCGCAATATACCGTTACCGTGTTTTGGCCGCCTAGTTCGTAGTTGTAGTCGTATGACACTATTTGCCCTACGAACAGGGTTATGAACGTGTTTAGGCTGTTGTATCTGCCGAACGATACGCGGCGTAGGGGTGCCAATGTAAACACGCCTTGCGGGTCAACGTACGGGCTTGATGAGTAAAGCGGGTTTAGGGTGCCGCCTGCCAGGGTGTCGTTTAAGTTAAATGACATTGTTCCAGCGCTAAATTGGTCGCCTACGTCGCGGCGCCCGCGTTTAACGTTTACATTTGTTGAGTATTCCAGCATTGGCGCAAATTCTGTAGTTCCGTCTAATACGTATTGGGTGCCGTTTAATACGCCGCGCGTTGCGTCGTCAAGGGTAAACGCGTCAAGCATAAAACCCGTGTCTATAAACAGTTCGTAGTTACCGCTTTCAATTACTGACGTAGCCATTAGGCAACCGCAATATTTGCGGGGCCTGCAGCCCTGTTGTATGCCCTAATAGCGTTTACGACGGCTTCGCCTATTTCGGCGCTGGTATTTATACCGCCGCTTACGTTTACTGTTACGCCGCCGCCAGGGCCACCAAAATTGGTATCGGGTCGACTAATTGGCGCCATAACGGGGGCGGTAATGGCTTCGTTAAATCCAGCCGAAATACCTTTAACGTCGGCAAGTTTTAAGCCTTTGCCTGCTAGTCGCGCTTGGGCTACAGCAAACGCGGCTTCAACGCCTGCCAAATACTGTTGGGCGTTAGATACGCCCGCGCCGTACCATTGGTTAGCGGCAGCTTGCCCAATTAAATTGGCTGCATATTTGGCGCTTTCAACCAGGGCGTTAGTTTCAATAATCGCGGTAGAACCGCCTTTAATCAGTTCGGCAGCTATAGCCGCGCCACTTTCCCCACCTGCAGCTAAAACGGCTTGTAGCGCGTCTTGTGATAAACCTGCCTTCAACAACGCTTGTACGTTGGCGCTGTAATCGTTTATGCCTTTAACCTGGTCACGTAATCCCGACAAAAAGCCTTTACCCGTGTCGTCGCCTGCGTCTTTAGCGTCTTTAAAACTAAACGCGTCTTTAATACCTGTAGACACGCTTTCGGCGAAATTGTCAAACGCGCCCTGGGCGTCGTCTAAACCTGTTTTGGCTGCGTCTAACGCTTTTGTTAAATCATCTTGTAAAGCTTTAGCGGCGTCGGTAACTGTCGTATCAACTTTTTTGGCCGCCCCGCCTACTCTGTCTAACTGGTCGGCTACTGGTTTTAATTTAATGCCCAACGCTTCGGCCTGGCCGCTTAACCTGTCGGCGGCTGCGCCGTTACGTTTTGCTTGGGCTTCTTGTTCATATAACGCGTTAGTTAAATCGTCGATATACGTACGGCTTGCTTGCATTTGTAAATCGGTTAAAACCAAATTGTTCATTACTTCGCCCATGGCTTTTTTGTAACCTGGTACTAGGTTTATTAAACCTAAGGTAAGTAATTGCAACGCGTTATTAGCGTGTTTAGCCATGTTGTTATATTCGTGGACTACTGACGCCGCCCACAATTTGACGTAGGCGCCTACTACGCCCATGTTGTCTAAAAATGCGTTTAACGCGCCGCCTAAACCTTCTTTACCAAACGCTTTTATAGCTGCCGCTGCCGCGTCGGGTAGTCGACCTATCGCGTCTTTAACATAAATGTTATTAAGAATTGCGTAGCCAATAGTTTCGTTTAATTCAGACCAAACAGTACCCAGGCGTTTTAGTTGCCCTTCATAGGTGTTAGCGGCTGCAGCTGCAGCGCCGCCAAACTGTTTGGTTAGTTCGGCTTGTGCTAACCCGAAATCTTTAGTTTTAATAATGTTGGGGTCTAGCGCTATGCCTAGTTTTGTTAAACCAGCCAAATTGCCGTTAAAAGCCTTGCCTAGGGCTAGCGACACGCTTTCTAAATCGCGGCCAGTACCCGCCGAAATATCCATGGCAAGCCCTAACAGGTTTTGGCCTGCGGCTAAATCATTTGTTGCACGTACAAGCGAACCCAACGCGGGGCGTAGTTGGTCGTCGGCTACGCCTGTAGCAAATTGCATTTGGCTTATAAAATCCTCGGTTGCAGCGATAGTCATACGCGACGCGCCCGTAGTGTTTTCTAGTTGCTTGGCTAATAGCGCTTGGCTTTTTTGGTCTTCAATAGCGGCGTTAATTGCCTTGCCTAAACCTGCAACTACTAAAGCGGTTGAAGCTGCAAACGCGGCGCCTACTAATACGCCTGTTTTGCCAAATTTGCCAAACGCTTTTTCGGCTTGCGAAATGCCTTTATCCGCAAACGACGTAATAATTGGGATATTTATACCAGCCATTAGCGAACTTTCATTTGACGGTTTGTAATTACCATGACTTGTTCAACTACTTTAAGTACGTCGGCGGTTACTATTTCTTTATTTTTTTCTACGGCAACGTCAATAACGCGCGGTTGGTTGCCTTCCTCTACGTTTAGGTTTGTTACAAATTGGCTACTTGTGTTACGGCCTGCATGGTCATAAATGACGCCTGCAGCGTCGGCGCTTTGTACGGTCATTAAACGATAAGGTTTTGAACCAAATACAACTTGTTCGGTATAGCCGCCCCTGTCAAAATTTACATAGCGTTCTTTGCTGCCACGTACGCCAACTTTAATTTTAAAGCCTTTTTGTACGGCGTCAGTACGCCACGTAGTCTCACGACCTTTAACTAAGTTGCCTCGAACCATGCCAGATAGTGGGGCGCCGTTGCCTTTTGAGTTGTCAAAACTAGCGACCATTTGGCGGGCTTCGCTTAAAATAGACGCGCCAGCGTTCTTAATTTGTTTGGTTACTAAACGCCGATATTTAGGGTCAATGTCGTTTAACAATTTTAAGGTTTCTTGTATACCTTCAATTTGTAACGGTAGTTGGCCCATAGCGTTTACTTTCGTTGTTTGTTGTTGTCCGATAATACAGCAACGACGGTAGCTAGGTCGTCTATGTCAAACGGTATAGACGGGGGCCACCACGAAATGGCTACCAACAGTTCGGCAAGTTGGCGCCCGTGGGTGCCCCTTAGGTGGGGTTTACGGCCTCGGTGTCAACTACTTCAATGTTTGTTAAACCTTTAACAAACGTGTCAAATTCTGCGGGTACAACAATTTTGTTTAACTTAGACGCCTCATACGCCATAAATGCTAAATCCTCTAAGCCGATACCTGCGGCCATGTCGGAAGCTTTACGTTTGTATTTGCGTTCCCACAAAATAATAACGTACAAATTTGTTACCACCTCATAGGCGGTATCGGCTGTTTCTACTTTTAGCGTAAGTTTCATTGTCTGCCTTTTGTGTCGGGCCTGTTAAGGCGGTTAATTAAACTTCGACGACGCTATAAACTCCACCAGTAAAGGTAACGCTAATTTGACCTAAAGCGCCTAAGGCTGCTTCGTATGGCAAGGCTTCCAAATAGGCGCCCGTAAGCGTCATAGTTGGGTTTGTTGCGGTGCCTGGGCTAGTTGCGCTTGGCGACCATGACACGGTAGTAGACGTGCCTACCAGCGCTTTAAGCGTTGCGTAAGTTTCGGAAGCTGCAAACGATAGGTACAGGTCAAGGCTAAGGGTTGAATTTTCTAGGCCTGCGACATAGACGCGGGAACCTGAACCAAACGCGGTACTTTCTAGCGCTTCGATAGTGCGCGTAAAAGTAAGGCCGTGGCATTGGTCTTGTAGCGAAATGCTGTTAACGGTTACGTTCGGTGATGATAAATAAGTGCTAGTAGCCATGGGCTTTACTCCTCGTTTGTGTCTGTCTTAGTTTTAGCACCTTTAGGCGCCTTGGTGGGGGATTGAATAATAAAACCGCCTGCTACCAGCGCGTCGACATTAACGCCGTCTACTGGTTCGTATGTGTCGCCAGGCGTACCAATACGGGGGCTAACTATTTCGTATTTCATATGCGCCTATTCTAGGCGGTTGCCTGGGCTTGTAGGGTTATGGTCAAATCGTAGGCAGGTAATTCGCTGCCGCCAATAATTGCAACAGTTGGGCGCCCGTCGGTTACGCCAATTTTCTTGGTAACTACCTTACTAGCCAAGTTAAGTAGTGACCGTTGCGCGTCAAGGTTGCCAGGCCCTAACGTAATTATGCGTATTGGGAACGTCATTTCTACAACGTTATTTGAATACACGGTGAACGTAGGGGCGTCTATAAACGCGCAAGGCGGTACAAGGTTACGGGGGTCTGTTACTACCTGTAGACCTGTAATGGTCGTTAGCGACGCTGCCAAGTCGTCTAGCGCCTCGTTAAACAGGTCTGTAAAAGCAACAGGCATTAGGCAACCTGCGGGCGGGGAATACCTAGCAACTGTTTAATCATTGGCGACAAGCCAACGCTATTACCTGCGGGCAAGCCGTCAAAACTGGCAAAATCTGTAACCGCGCCGCGTTGTCGATACAAAAAACCGCCGTAGGCGATAGTGCCCAGGGTGACGCTGTTACTTGGGCTTGTACCTTTTGCGTCTATGTAGCCGCTTTCTAAACGTCTTGTAAAACAAAAATCGTTTGCGGCTGCCGCGCATTGTGTAAGAAAAGTTGTATCAAGTGCCGACGCGGTACCAATACCTAGCCAATCCTCAATTTGTCCAGCTGTAACCCACGTACAAGGAACGGTACCTAGCGTTACGGTGCCTGTTGCTGTAGTCCGTGTTACGTCGCTAGCGGTTTTTGCGTACAAAATTTGGAACGGTACGGGCACCTGGTAATTAAAAAGCAAATCGCCTTCGTCGTCTACGCCAATAAACAAATATTCGGGTACGTCGTAAACGGTTACGGTGCCGTTAAAAGTTGCGTCAACGCCCGCAACAATAATAGACGCGCCTACATACACTTCGTTAGGTGTAAGCGTTTCTATTACTGCGTAGTTGTCTAGTAGCGTTTTGTGCGCTACTTGGTATACCTGCGTCATGGCGGTTAGGCCGCCTTTCGGTTAGACGAACTTAACGAATTTTGTAGCGTCTGCCATAAATGAAGCGGCATAGCCACGGTACGCAATAGTGCGACCCAAGGTACTTGGAACATCTACAGAAATTGCGCCCTTTTGCTGTTCGTAAAATTCAAACCCTGCGGCTGGGCCTGCAGCGTGGCCCATAAATGAACCTGGCGTATCTTTATCGACTACTAGCACAAGGCCTAGCGGGTTGCCGTTCCAATTAGCTGCCGACAACTGGCCTGGCGCGTTCATAGCCCCAATTTGTGGGAATACTGGGCGGCCTGTGCTGTCAACCAACGAACCCAACGCGGCCCACGTACCAGGTGTTACCACCATATGGGTAGGTAGGTAATTCGTGTTTAACGAAATTTGGCGGGCGCCTTCGTAAATTGCTGCTATCCAGTCGGCGGGGTCTGTTGTGTCGGCAACTGCGCTGGTTTGTGAAATTGCACCATGGCAAGTATCTACGGCGTAATTGTTTGTTGCTTGTCCGTAAGCGATAGCCAACTGGTTCAAAACAATGTTAATACTTGCTGGGTCTGTCCAGTCCAAATCTTGTTCGGACATTGTGACGTATGTACCGAAAGTAAGTTTAGAAATATCGGTGTTCGACACGGTAACAGTAGACGGGTCAAGTGTATTTAGTTGACCTGTTGGCTGTTGAGTAACTACAGGCCGTACCGTAATTTTTGGGCGGCGAAATGTCGCGCCCGATTGCGGCATAGCAGATACGCCGATAGCGGTAACGAAAGGCCTAATAGGGTTAAGCCCGTCATAGACGCTGCCTGTAATAATTTCGGGCAAAATACCTGGGGTATCGGCGGTAGTAATGTTTGGCGCTGAAGCTTGAATACGTGCGTTCATTTCTGCAAGTACGTTGCCGCCTTGTACCGTCGCTGCAATAAATTCGCTAGCTGTTGGCAATTTGAAGCTTCGCGGTTGCGCGTAAATAACTGGCGCGACGGTTGCAGCTTCGATAACGGCTGGGGTTTCTGTTGGCTGTGTCATGGTGTCTAACTCCTCGTTAGGTGTTTCGGTTTCAATATTATCTATTTCTACGGGTTCTTGTGGGATACTCTGCGACGCCGATACGCGGTCAACGGAAGCGCCCGCAAACGCCCCAAAAGGCACTAGCGATAATTCTTGCCAGGTAGCCTCGCTTATAATCATTGTGCCCGCTTCGTCGTAACTAAAACGGGTTGGGTTAACGCCAACGCTTACCGCGTCTAGTACGCCGTCGGCTGCCAATACCAGGGCTTCGTTACCTAACGTTGTTTCGGATATGCGGGCTTCGTACATCATGCCCCCAGGTGTATCAACCATGGCGGTTACAAGTCCTACGGCCTGGGTGCTGTCGTGGCCTAAATAAAGTTTTGGCATTTTGCCGCCGCTGTTTAAGCTGCCTGGCATAAACATAACTTTTGTGCCGTCGTTTACTGTTGCTTCGACGTTGTACGGCAGCGCTAAACCTGCAAGGGTGCGGCGTGGCATACCGTTAGGGCCTGCGGCGTCTAGCGTTAAATCTTGTTGGGTTAATTTAAGCATTGGGCATTACTCCTACTTCGTTTACTTGTGCGGGTGTATCGTTTCCTGTTAAGTAGCTTTCGCTTAGGTAGTCGTCAATATCAAATTTGACGTAGGTACCGCGCGGCAAAACGTTACCCATAGATAGAGTTTCGGCTATGCAGTCCATAAACAATTTGGCGCCGAACATATACAAATCTTGGCGCGCTTGGGTGCTGTTTTGGTAACTGTACGAACCAGTCGCCACGCCTAGAAGGTACGGCGGGCAGTTGGCCAAACGTGCTATTTCCAAACTTTGATATTCACTAGCTGCTACCAACATTTGTTTACTGGCGTCGCTATTCGTTTCGGTGTAAGTAACAAATTCATTTAATACCGCTACAGAATTCGTTAGGCGTGCGCTTTCAAAAGACTGCCCTAATTGCTGTAATTCCTCGGCGCTAAGCGGTTCGCCCGCAACCTGCCGCAATACGCCCGTTGGCAGCAAACTAGAACTATTGCGTAGGCGGGCCTGTTCCAGCTTTAACGCTGTTAAAACTGCGTTAGGACTAGTAAATAACAAACCTTGAATAGGGCTAATAAATTGCACTACGTCGCGGTGGTCGATAGGTAAACCGCTAAACATAATTTGTTTAGACGGCGCAAAAAATACGGGCCCTGCCTGGTCTTGTGTTAAAACCATGGCGCTAGGCATACGTTGAAAAGCCTTAGGGTAGCCGTCGCTACTACGTTCGGTGACGTACAAAAACGCCCGCTGAGTAAAAAATAAATCATCAAATAACCATGCAAGCGTAGTGCTATTAGGTAGCGACGGGTCAAGCTGTCTAGTCCAGGCGCGCGGTGCTATTTCTATTTGTTCAAGTTCACGGCTAACAGGGTTCCACATTTCGTTATACATTTTTAACGGCGTACAGCCAATTACTGACGCCAATAAATCGCGCGCCCTAGTAATGGCAGGTACCGCCATAGCGCGTTGGCGGGTAGCGCCCTGGGTAAACGCATAAAAGTTATCGAGTTGTGACGCGCCAACATTTGAACCGCTAGCCGCCGCTTTAACGGTAGTACCGATTGCGGCTTTGTTGACCTTGTTAAATAACGCCATGCGTTTAGTCTGCCATATCTGTTAAAAGTTTGGTGGCACTACCCACGGTGAAGCGGTCTATTCTTTTCCCGACGAAAAGGTAAGCCGTCGCGGATAGTGCCGATACAACATTAGCGGTTTAGCGTAACTACTAGCGGTTTGCCTACTAACTGCGGTTTAGACGCCAACGCGGCAGCCCAAACCATGCACCTAGCCAACGTGATAGGCCCAGGGCTACGGGTCGACGATAGGGCTACGCTGCCTTGGTGTTTTATCAGTACCGCGCGCTCGACGTGTTCTATTAACTGGTTTTCGCCGTGGTGGTAAATACGGTTTTCTATAATCATATTTTTTACGGGTGCAGTCCATTTCAATAGTTCGCGATAACCAACAATAGTTTTACGGCGTTCCATATTTGGTGGTAAATGTATTTCTAATCCTGGCGTTATTGCTACGCGCAACGTTGGCGCTAACGCTATTTCGGCTTCAACTAGGCGCCACGTTTCGGCAAGGGTTCCCGCCACAAACGCAACCGTAACCGCCGTTTTTAAACCTACTTGTACGGCCCGTACGCCAACATATAAAGCGCCGTCTTGGTCAACCTCGATAGCAAGTATTCCACCTGGGGGTATTGGGTCGTCGGATTGCAGCGCTTCAAATACGCCAGGTTCCAGCCAACCGTTTTGGGTTGCTGTCCACGTATTAACCGACGCGCGTAAAAAGGCGTTGCGGTTTGGGGCTTCGCTTTCTGCCTCGATTACAGACATTTCTAACGTATATCCCAACGCTGGGTTGGCATACCCCCAGGCGGTAGGCGTCATCAAATCGCTGTTTGGCGGTGGGCTAAATTCGGCAAAATATAATTTAGTTTGTTCGCCGCTATCTATAGCCCTTAATCCTTGTTCACGCCAACGCAACATAGCTTTACTATCTTGTGTACCTGCCGTAGACATCATTACAAATAAAGGGTTTTTGCGGGCACGTTGCGACGGTAATAAACCTTCATCTATTGCAGCTTCCGAAATATCCCAAACCTCGTCTGCTACTACTAGGTCGACGCTGTAACCGTGTCCAGCTGCAGGCGTGGCCGCCCTGGGGAACCATACCGAATTATCGGGCATTGTTAACACCATGCGCCCATATGACCATGATACGTGGGCACCAAATTTAGTTTCCAATATTGGCGCTAGATAAGTAAACAACGCGGTAGCTAAATCAAGTTTGTGCGCGACAGTAATAACGGTTTGCGCCTGGCCGCGCGCTTTACCTTGCGTAGTCAACCACCAACCGACAAGCGACGCAATAGCAACCGTTTTACCGTTCTGTCGGGCAACAGACACAAGGCCGACACGGTGCAAGTAATCCCCGTTGCTATCCATAGACGTTAAACCATGCAAAATGTTTAACTGCCACGGCATTAGGTCTACCCCTAGTACCTCTTTCGCAAAATCCCCAATATCGGTTACAGCCGAATTTTGACCACTAGCAGTAGTCGTAACCAATCGCGGCATATCGTGGCCAGTCCGCGCCAGTTCCGCCAAATCCTTATGGAATATAGGGTTAATATCTTGCGGGGGCAGGAGTTGGTCTCCCAAAAAACGAACGTTTGTTTGGTCTTGTTTTTTCCTTACTGGCATTGGGTTTGCGGACTGTTCGCGTTGTAGGTGTACGCCGTATGCTTGGCCGCGTCGACTGTTACAGGGCTTGCAACTTGGCACTAAGTTTTCTAAGTCGTGACTACCGCCGCGCCCTGGTTCTATTAGGTGGTCTGCTGCTGTTGCTTCGCGTTGCCCGCACCAATGGCACAGGGGGTTATCTGCTAGTAATCGTTTGCGGTTCGCTAAGTAGGTTGCGTTGCCGTTATGTGCTGCCACGTTATGACCTTAACGAACTGGCGCGCGCTGGCGCGCTTGCCCACGGGTTGCGGTGTTGTCGTTCCATGTCGGGCTAGTCCTTTGTTATCGGTTTGTTATGTATATGTCTTTTGCTGTTATTAAAGCCTAATGCGTTTATGCCCACCCACGGTTAGCCCTAGCCGTTCCCTATTTCTGTTATCGCCTGATTATGTTTACAGGCCGCCCCAACACTTAACGTTATTACTTTCGTCTAACAGCTTTAACGCGTGTTGGTCTAACGACGTTCCCGTCGATTAACCCCGCGCCCTGCGAACGGCGTACGGTCTACTGCTACTTGCCTGTTGTAAGTTCTGTATCTAATCGGTGCGTGACAATAACACGGCAACCAGCACCATAAAGGCAACTGCTAACCATGCTGTACGCGTCATGGTTTTATATCCCTGGCGCGTACTAAAGCCTCGATTGCTAACAGCAATTCGTCTTGGGATTGGTGCAACGCTTTAGTTGTTTCATCTAGTAAACGTTTAATGGCGTCTAGTTCGTGATGAAGTTCCATGTTTAGTTTGCGTAAATCTTGTAGTTGGTCATGGCTGCCGTAGTCGCTGTTGTATCTACTCATTGTTTCCATGCCTCAATAACTTTTGAAGCCTGGCCCATGGTCAAGGTTTCTAGTATTACGTCGTCGGCGTCTAACAATAATTGCATGGCTTCCAATGCTGCCAGGTCGTCTAACCCTTTACCTTTAGCAAGCGCTTTAATCATGTATAACTGCTTACTACTGGCGTGTACGCTTCCGTCTTTAGGTGTACGCATAGGCGTTATTGTGGCTTCGTGGCCGTCTAAACGGGCTTCGACTTCGTTACGGCTAGCTATTGACTTAGCGGCGCCGCAACCCATGTAGCCCAGGGCGCGCCCTAATGCCGACGTCATACCTACCATGTATTCGCTTCGCTTTGTGTAGGGCGTGTTACCTGGGAACGGTTCGGCAGCGCTAGCTACTACTGGTATTGGGTCGGCTACGTCGCGCCAAACAGTAACGGTGCAACGTATAAACGTGCTGCCGTCGGGCATTGTTATTACTTGGTTGTCGGTTTCTTGTATGCGTAAATCGGGCCAACGCTTCAAGGCTTCCGCTAAGCGGGTGGGTACGTCTACGTAATTGTCAAGGTTAAAAGCCATGTCGGGTATCTTTCTATTAGTCGGGTTTATTTAGCTTGCTTGTTGTATATCTCAACGGTATCACATAGATAGAAAGGTACGCCTAAAAGCCCTATAGGCATTAGGTCTGCCGCGTCGACTTTATATGAACCGTCGCCCATATCTTGGCCAAGTTCGCGGCCATGCGAACCCATGAGATAGCCCAAAATGTATACGGTTTGTTCGTCTACGCGGCATTGAATAAAACGGGCGTAGTCTTTATCGTGGCGGCGTATATATAAATCGTCGCGCGTTGCGCTTGCCCTTACTTGTAGTTGTCCTACGTCGCCTTGTAGTTTTGCAAACCCTTCCGTAACAGCGCCACCCCAAAATTGTTGCGTTGCTTTTGCTACGGCTTGTTCGGCTATTGCGCCGATTATGTCTTTACCAAATTTTAAATGGTCGGCTACAAAACTTAGGGTTTCTGTCCGATTACTTTTCTTGCCGCTTATTCGACGGTCAACGCCTGCGTATGCGGCTGTTCGTAGTTCGTCTAGCGTTAACGTCACTTTTAAACCAAATACGGTTGGGTCGTTCGTTATTGCTTCCATGGTGTCGGGTTCCTTAATGGTTTGCGTTTTGTGCAGGCTTTTAAATCTTTGTGGCTGTATAACTTTTTGGTTGGGTTAGTTTTGTGCGGTGTTTCTTTAAGTATTTGACCGCAAGCGTCGCATTTCATATACCGATTATTACGGCCATGGCAGCGGTGATTACTGCGGCAGCGAATTTGTGTTCATCGCTTGGTGTTCCGTTTAAATACTTTTCGCGCAATATTGCTAGTTCGTCTAATAATATGCTGTGGTCAATATCTTTTACTGGCGGTACGTGATTAGGTCGACAAATTTCATCTATAAAATTGTTAAACGTTTCGCGGTATTTTTCTGTATACATTTGTCGGGTACTTTCTGTTAGGCCTGGGTCGGGTATCGGGTATTCGGTCATGGGTTAGGCAACGCCCATGGGCCGTACCCTGAATTATGCCATATGGCTATAGCGCTGTTTGTGTTAATCGTTGGGTCAAATAAATCGTTACAGGTTTGTAATATGCCTTGGGCTTGTAACCAACCGATAGGCCAATACTTGTTGGGTCGGCACCAGTAGCCGTTTATTTGGTAGTACCCATAACTGCCGCCGTTACTGTCTTTGGCGTTAAACGCGTTGGCTTTGCAGCCGCTTTCACGGTAAATAATGCGGGCAACGGTGCCCATTTCGGTTAGTGGCCAACCCGCTTGTTGGGCTATTTGTAGCGCATATTGGCAGTCTGTTAACGGTGCTGCCGTTGTAGTTGTCGACGGTGCCCTAGGTGCCAAACTGACCGTAACGGGGGGCGTTACAGGCAGGGCGCTAGGCGCGTTGTAAGCGTCGTAGGCGTACGCAAGGCTCGCCATGCTTATAGTGACAGCCGTAAAGATTTTGGCTAGTAGAAAGTTCATGCAATACCCCTTTTTTCGTCGGTCTTAAAACCGTAGTAGACGCCTAGGCGCTAGGTGGTGATACTGGCCTAAGCCCTTGTAGGTACAGGGTTACAGGTTCGGGGGTTTTGTCGCCTGGGTAATAAAACCAATGCCAAGGTTCTTGGGGCATGACCTCTAATGACCAGCCAAATAGTGGGCCTTGTTCGCACATAAAGGCAAACGTTTCGCCTTCCATGTTTGCGTAGTCAACGGCTAAACCTAAGTTATGGCGACTTGTACCAGGTGCAGCTAGTGGGGCGTTGCCTGGGCGTAAGTAATATTTGCGGCCTTGCCATGTTCGGGTAGACGCGCCTTCGATAGGTTGCAACGTGTAGCGCTGTAAAAACCCTGCGGTTTGTTGCGCTAATGACCTGTACGTATCGCCTGCAGATATGGGTTTAAATTGTTTTATGCCTGCAGCAAACGCCGCGGCGCGTATTGCGTTGTATGCGTTGGCGGCGCGTGGGTGCAATTTGCCATATGGCTTTATGTCTATAAGCATGTTGGCGGGTAGTTCGCCTGGCGTGACGTGGCCCAGCGTGGCAGGTAATACCAGTTTTTTTACAGCTGGTACTACTACGGGTTTAGGGGGTTGGGGTGCCACTAGTTGGTTCTACAGGTTTGCGTTTAAGGCCGTTGGCTGCGACAAGGCCGCTTAACGTGCCAGTCATAAACACGGTAAGGGTCGATAGTAGGTCGATAAATTGGGCGTCGTTTGGTGACTGTTCTAATGGTTGAGTAACAAATAGTAGGCCGTAAACAAAACCTATAACTGTTAGCGCAAACGTTACGGCGATAGTGCAACCGACAAAAACTATCATGCGCGCGTGCAATATTTCTATTTCGGCTTTTTCCCTAGCCATTAGATACCCTTTCGCATTGAGTAATAGTGCTGCAACGTGTTAGTGCGGTGTTGCGTACTTTTAGTGGGGCGTTGGTTCGTGTCGTTTCGCAAGCGGTCAGGGCAAGTGCAAACACAAAACTAACCAAGTAGTAGCGCGGCTTCATCGGCTGTAATTCCTAGCCTGTCAAGTACGGCCTGTTTAGCGGTTGCGCGTTCGGCTTTTGCTTTTTCTAGTTTTTTGTTTTCTGCTAAGTCTTTTGCGCGTTGTTCGGCTTCGGCTTCGGTGTAATCGCGTTCTACCGTTTCGCCTGTAATTGCGTTGATTTCTAATACATCTGCCATGTCATGCCCTAACTATTCGCGTATCCGTAAACACGGATAGTGCCTGTAAAACTTGTTCCTGAAGTAGTAAAAGTTATGCCTGTAAATTGTGTTGTATCGGCTTGCGCTCCGCCAATGTTACGAATTGTGTAAGCGCCAGCAGCACTATAATTTTGTGATGCTATGTTGCATTTTGTTTTTTGCGTTTGATTAGGGTCTTGTATTTCTAACCAATAGGCCATGCCTTTACTAGTTGGGTCAATATATCCAACTACCATTAAAGTTGTTCCTTGACCATCAACTGATGTACCTACGGAAGAACCATCAGAGTTTATTTCCACATATTTATATCCAGTTGTGGTGTCGGTGCTGCTTACAC